GGCGAAGAGGTGGTCGTGCCGGCCAGCGTGGTCGAGGTGCTGCGCAATGCCGTCCAGCACCACTATGACCCGAAAACCATGAAGGAGAGCAAGGTGCTGGCGTACCCATTCAGCGTGATGGGCGAGGCGTAAGCCATGACCTTCCTCGAGCTTTGCAAGCGGTTGCGCCAGGAGGTGGGGGCTGCCGGCACCGGGCCGGCGGCTGTCACCGGCCAGCACGGGGAGTATCAGCGACTGATCGGGTGGATAAAGCAGGCGTGGCACGAGTTGCAGCTGGAGCGCCGGGAATGGCGCTTCGCCTGGGCCGAGGCCAGCATCGACCTTGATCCCGACTTTCGCGACTACTCGCCGCCGGGGGACATTGATCACTGGGATGCGGAAACCGTGCGCATCGGCAGCAATCGGCTGCGCGTCATGGAATGGTCGATGTTTCGTGAGCGCTTCCGCGATGACAGCAATGGCGATAAGCCAGCCGTCATTACACGCCTGCCCAATGGCACGCTGCGCCTGGATACCACGCCAGCAACTGCCGACACCTTGATGTTTGAGTACTTCCGCACGCCGCAGGAATTGACTGCCAATGGCGACACGCCGCGGATGCCTGAGGAATACCACCTGCTGATCGTCTACCGGGCGATGCTTGCCTATGCACTCTATGAGAATGCGCCCGAGGTGGCTCAGGCCGCCCGGATCGGTGAGCAGCAGATCCTGCCGCAGATGATGTTGCGCGAACTGCCGCAGATGAAGCTGGGAGGGCCGCTGGCATGAGCCGTTCCGCCTATGTCCCGCTCGGCGGTGGCCTTGACCTGGTCACCCCTACGCGCAAAGTGGCGCCCGGTGCGGCACTGTCCTGCATGAATTACGAATGCCCCGTCACCGGTGGGTATCGGCGCATTGACGGCTACACCCAGCTAGGTCCTGTGGCACCCGGTCAAGGACCAGTTCTAGGCGTGGCGACTTTCGCCGATCGCCACTATGCGATCCGCGAGGATGTCGGCGGCGGCACGGCCACGCTATACCGATTGAGCCAGGACGAAACTTCCTGGGAAGCGGTAGGCAATGGTCTAGCGGTGGGGCGCTATGAGCTGGATGAAGGCAACGTCTACGCCACTGACACCGGGCGTTGCCTGTATGGCGTCGGCGGCGGCCTGCCGTTCGAGCTGATGGCGGTCCCCAATGGCGCGACTACCTACGCCGACCTGCAAGCCCTGGTCGATGACCTGTATGGCTCGGTTCCCGATGACGTCACGCTCTCGGCTTCCGCTGACGTGCTGACCGTTACCGACGCTCAGGGGCGCGCCATTAGCGGTATTGTGGTCAATGACAAGGCCGGCACTCAACTGGTGACAGAGGCTGACGTACCTGAGGCAACCACCGAAGGCGACTCGACTACTGTTGCAATCGACCTGTCCGCCGAGGACGTCAATACCATCGGCGAGGTGCGCTTCACCATCGGCGTGCTGCCCGAGACGGTGCTGACGATCCCGGAGCTGATCGGCCCCTTCCGAGTGCTGGACCGAGCGCCGCCCGGCGCAAGCTGGATCGCCCTGCACCAGAACCACCTGTTCCTGGGCTTCGATGTCGGCAGCCTGCAGTTCTCAAGCATTGGTGATCCGGCAACCTGGAACGCGGCCACCGGTGGAGCGGGTGAGATCGGCGTCGGCCAGCAGCTCAACGGCCTGATCAAGGGCGTGGGTGGCGTGCTGCATGTGCTGTGTCGTGACGCCATCAAGACTCTGCGCGGCAGCAGCGGACTCGACTTCGTGTTGGAGGTGACGGTGCCGGGCGCCGGAACGCGGGCCTACTCGGGCCAGTCGCTGATGACCCCCTACTTCGTCGGCGAGCGGGGCATTACCACCCTGGAAGCAACGCGACGCTACGGTGATTTCGCCCCCCTGCAGGCGGGGCGAAGCGTCGAGCCGCTGTTTGCTGCCGGCGGCCTAGCCGATCGTGTCGTGGCCAGCAGCGTGTCGCGCGAAAAAGCGCAGTACCGCGTCTTCTTCGACAACGGCACCGGCCTCTACATGAGCTCAAGCGGCATTACTCAGGTCGAATTTCCCGACCAGGTGGCCGTAACCCATGCCGGCGAGATGTCCAGTGGCGAGGAGGTGCTGCTGTTCGGCGATGACCAGGGCTACGTGCATCGACTCGATGGCGGGCAGACTTTCAACGGCACACCTATTCGCGCCTTCATCACCCTGGCATACACCGACCTCAAGGCGCCCAGTACTCGCAAGCGCTTTCGCCGTGCCTTCTGGGACGTGCGGGCAGGCAGCGATGCGCGCATGTGGATCCAGCCCGACTTCGATTACGGCGACAACCAGACCGGGCGCCCGCGGCGCTCGCCGATCGACTTCCTGCTCGGCGGTGGCCTGTGGGGCGTGGATAACTGGAGTGATTTCAACTGGTCGGTCCCCACATTGGGGCAGGAACCGCTCGACGTGAGTGGCACGGGGGCGTCGATCAATTTCGCTATCTTTTCGGAATCCGACAGCTCGCCCCATGAGCTGCTGGGCTACGACCTGCAGTTTGACGTGAGGAGGAATCGCCGTGGCTGAGACCTATTACGATAACAGCGACGAAGGCCAGCGCTTTCAGCCGGGATCAACGGCGGAGGGTGAGGCGGTCGATGAGAAGTTTGACCAGGTGGCTACCGGGTTTGAAGGGGTTGAGCAGGACACTCGGCGAGCCCTGAAATTCCCCTTTGAGCAAGGAATGCCCAGCCAGGAGTTCAGTGGCACCGCGCTTCAGCGGCGAAATCGTGTCCTTGGTTTCGATGCCAATGGCAATCTGGCGCTGGTGTCTGGGTTCTTCAATCGCGGCGACTGGCAGCCAAGCACCGATTACTTCCTCAACGACGTGGTGCGCGACCCCGGCACCACCAACCTCTACGTGCTGATCGTCGCCAAGCACACATCGGGCGCCACGCCGGCCTTCGATAACACCAGCCTTTGGTATCTGGCCATCGACGCCGACACGGTGCGCACCCAGCGCATTGCGGCAGAGGCGGCGCGGGACCTGTCCGAGCAGTACCGCGACTCATCCAAGCAGTGGTCGCTCAGCCTCGACCCGGTCGAGGGCGTGCTCAGGGGTGCCCGCTACTACGCCATCGACGCCCAGGCCAGCGAGCAGGCAGCCCGCGGCTATCGCGATGAGGTGGAGGCCGCCGAGGGTCGTGTCGGGACTCTGGAGCAGAACGTCATCAGCGCCGAGGCCACCGCCATTCAGGCGGCCAGCGATGCCAGCAACTCGGCCGCTGCCGCCGCCACCAGCGAAAGCAATATTCAGGGCGTCGAGAGCAACGTCACCACCACCGCCCAGCAGGTGGCGGCCGACGCTCAGGCCGCCAGCGATGCCGCCGACGAGGCCGAGCTGGTGGCGCAGAACATCAACGACACCACCACCATGGACTTCCTCAACTTCGAGCTGAGCGGCCCGGATCTGATCGCGCACTTCGCCGGCTACTCCGACGCCAGCAACTTCTCTGTCAATGCCGCCGGTGAACTGGAGGTAACCCTGTAATGCCGACTCTCAACCTTGGCCGCGTGCGCTTCAACTGGAAGGGCGCCTACGATCCACTGACCAGCTACCTGGAGTACGACTGCGTCGAGGACGATGGCCAGTCCTACGTCTGCATCGCCCCCGTCACCGGGACCGGCCCCAACGAGACCGGCGGCGGCACCTACTGGGCGTCGATGCTGGTGCGCAGTGCCGACTACAACCAGGCACGACAGGACGCCATCGATGCTGCAGCGGCCGCCGACGCCAGCGCCGCCGATGCGGGCAACAGCGCCACCGCCGCCAGCGGCTCGGCGAGCAACGCCTCGACATCGGAAGGCCTGTCCCAGCAGTGGGCCAGCGAAGCCGAGGACGTCGAAGTCGCCGGCGGCGAGTACTCGGCCAAGCACTACGCCAACAAGGCGGCGGCCTTCGGCGATCCCAACCAGTTCGACATCACTGCCGACCAGACCGCCGACACCCGAACGTCAGCGAAATGGATGGCGGCCGTACTGGCGGCCCAGCAGAAGGCGAACGATAACGAGACAGCAGCCACCAACAATGCTTCGGCGATCGGCAGCAATACTGACGCCATATCCGCCAACGCCGGCGCCATCGCCAGCTTGTCGGCTGTCACGGCCACGGCGTTCGTCAAGGCCGGCGGCAGCCAGGCCGCCTGGACTGCACCGACCACCACTACCCTGGAGACCGCCAGTGACCTCGCCTTGGTGGTGGGCTCCATCATCGTCGAGATCGCCGCCGGTACCGCGGTGACGCTGCCCGCGCTCTCCGCCGGCACCGACTACACGATCTATGCCTCTGACGCGGGCGCCTTGCAGGCAATGGACGCCGACAGCTCCGCGCCTGCCGGAGAGCGTGCCGTGGGTGGCTTCCACGCCAGCGCCGGGGCGAGCGAGATCGTTACGCTGAGCTTGTGGGACCTCAACTGGCGACCCAAGTCCAACCCTCGCGGCATGACGCTCGATCCGGGCGGCAGCGTGTGGGGCGACATCTACCTGACCGACGTCGAGTACACCAACTTCGGCTATTCGCGTAACGGCCAGACCATCGCCGATGACGGCAATCGCCCGATCCTGCCCGCCACGGTGGGTGGCGACGGCACCGCTGTGTGTCCGTCGGCGAGCTGGTGGCAGTTCCTCGACATCTTCATGGCCGCCGGCAAGCGCTACGCCATCTATGAAGAACTTGTGTCGCTGGCCTACGGCGTGGTCGAGCGCCAGGCCGTCGGCACCGACCCGGGCACAACGCAACACCAAGCGGGCCATCGCAGCGCGTGTGGCTGTGAGCAGATCACCGGCGTCATGTGGCAGTGGTTCAGCGGGGCCTCTGCCACGGCCGGCTCGGGATGGGTCAGCATCGCCGAGGGTCGCGGTGACGTCTATGCCAGCAACTTGAAGGCCCCGCGATTCGGCGCGACCTGGAACGACGGCTCGAACGCGGGTTCTCGGGCCTCGAGCTGGAGCAGCGCGCCGGACCTCTCCAGCAGCAGCGTCGGAGCGCGGGCCGTCAGTGACCACCTGAACCTGCAAGCGGAGCGGTAGCGACGCGATATGAGCACCAAGCCAGAACGCTCCCTCGATGCCCGGCAGTCTCTGGCGATCCTTGATCGCTATGACGAAGCCGCCGGGTACATTTACCAGCGCGTGCAGCAGGCACCCAAGCGCCACGGCCGGTACCGAGACAAGCTGCTCGATGCCGTGCTGGCGGTGCCGGGGCTGCTGTATGCCGCTGCCAAGAGCGGCCAGATCAGCCGGCTGTATGTCGCCGATGCGGCATTGGCCGAGCTGCGCTGGCTGCTGCGATTCGCCGCCCACAAAGACCGGCGGATCATCAGCCACCACCAGCAGACCCATGCCGAAGTGCTGCTGGCCGAGGTAGGCAAGATGCTCGGCGAGTGGATCAAGAAGAAGGCCACTCGCTGACAGGGTGGGCACTCGGATAAGCCGCCCCGCGATTCGGCGCGAACTGGAACAACGGCTCGAACGCGGGTTCTCGGGCCTCGAACTGGAACAACGCGCCGGACAACTCCAACAGCAACAACGGAGCGCGGGCCGTCAGTGACGACAGGCAATACCACCGCCGGGCAGGTCACGGCCACCCGGGGCGACCCATCTGTGGTCAGCCGAGTGCTCACCTCCTTCGGGGAACACACGACCAGGTCCGCGAAACAGGGCGTAGTGAAATATCGAGACCTGCGCGCGGCATCATCAACGCACCCGGCAGGATGCCGGATAAGGAACAGGATTGGGCAAGCGGTACCGGAACCTCATCGGCAGGATCGCCGATCCCGACAATCTACGGGCCGCCTATCAGCAGGCGTCCCGCGGCCGGCGCAATAGCGTCGGCTACCTCAAGTTCAAGGAATACGAGGCGGCCTGGTTGGAGAAGCTCAGGCGCGACATCCTCGACAAGACCTATCGGCCGGGGCGCCCGCGCGAGTTCTGGGTCTATGAGCCCAAGCCGCGACCGATCACTGCCGCGCCGTTTCAGGATCGCGTCGTCCAGCATGCGCTGTGCAACGTCATCGGGCCAATCTTCGAGGCCGGCATGCTCCCCCAGGCCTACGCCTGCCGGAAGGGGCGCGGCATGCACAGCGGCGCCATTCGCACCCAGGCGCTGATGCGTCAGGTGAAGCGACGCGGCGAGCTGCATTGCCTGAAAACGGACTTCTCCAAGTACTTCTACAGCATCGATCGCGCTGTGCTATGGCGACGCATCGAGGCCAAGATCAGTTGCCAGCACACGCTGTGGCTGATCGAACAGTTCACGCCACGGGATGGCGTCGGGCTGCCCATCGGCAACCCGACCAGTCAGCTGTGGGCCAACGTCTACGGCACCGAGGTGGATCGCTTTCTCGCCCAGACCATGGGCGAGAGCCGGTTCGTGCGTTACATGGACGACCTGTGCATCTTCGGCCATAGCCGGAACTATCTGCATACCCTTCGCGAGTGGCTTGAGATGTTCTGCCGTTACGCCTTGGGCCTCACCTTCAGCAAGTGGTCCGTCCAGCCCGCCAGCCGGGGCGTCAACTTCGTTGGCTACCGCATCTTCCTGACTCACAAGCTGCTCAGGCGCGACAGCGTTCGCCGCGCCAAGCGCAAGATCAAAGCCCACGCCCTGGCCGGCGACAAGCAAGCACTACGGTTCTTCCTCGCTGCCTGGCTAGGCCATGCTCGCTGGGCCGATTCCCATAACCTGCTGCGCTCACTCGCCGCGCAGCATCATCAGCTGACCCAGGAGGTCGCATGTTCAGCAAAGACCAAACTGCCGGGCGCGTTGTCTGCCTCGCCGACTACGGACGGCTGAAGGCCGGGGCCATCGTGCCCGTGTCGAATGAGCTCTATGGCGACGTCCAGCAGTGGATCGACGAGGGCAATACCCTGGCCGAGTTCGACGGTTACCCCGAGGTTCCGATGACCGCCGAGCAACTGAAGTACTGGCGAGAATCCGCCGTCGTCAGCCGCTTTCAGGCGCGCGCCGTGCTGCGTCAGGCGGGACTGCGCATCCAGGTCGAGGCCATCATGGACGACCCGGCTACCGACCCGCTGGTGATCGACGCCTGGACCGATGCACAGGAATTCAAGCGCATGAGCCCGACAGTGCTTAACCTGGCAGACGGGCTTGGGCTGACCGATACCGAGGTCGATGACCTGTTTCGGCAGGCCTCCACGATCGAGGCCTGAAGGCAATAATCACTCACCAGGAGGTGACGGCTATGGCCGATAACGAGAAAGGCACCGTCCAGGGCCAGCTGACCGATATGCTCGGAAGTAACAGCGCCCTGATGAAGCAGTCCGAGACCTACGGCAAGCAGCAGGCCAATAAACGGGGGCTCCTCAACAGCTCAATGGGTGTCGGTGCGTCGCAAAACGCCATGATCCAGAACGCCACGCCCATCGCCCAGCAGGACGCCGGCTACCAGCAGCAGCTTGGCAAGCTTGGAGCCACCTCGGCGGCCAACGCCTGGGGCACGATGTCCAACAACATCACCGACATCGTCGCCCAGGGGATGGAAGGCATCGCCAACATCCAGGCTAATCCCGATATTTCCTCGTCCGATAAGACCAAGATGATTAACCAGATCACCTCGATGCGCGACGCCGACATCCAGTTCCAGCGGGATCTCTACGACAACCTGCCGGACTTCCTGTCCGACTCGGAACTGTTCCCCAACCTGTAACAACGACTGAGGAGTTCGATCATGGATTGGACGAGCGCAGTAAACGCTGCCGGCAGCGTGGCCGGCAGTGCAGCATCATCCGCTGCCGACAGCGGGCTGTGGGGCGGCGTGACCAAGTTCGCCACCGACGCCTTCAACTGGATCGGTGACAACCCGGAGGCGGCCAACCTTATCGGCGGCGTGGCGATGGGAGCGGCGCAGGGCTACATGCAGCAGCAGGCCGACGATCAACGCGCCTTCGAGCGCGAGATGTACGACCGCAAGCGCCGCGACCGCATGGCCAAGCCCGGCGAGATCAACAACTATGGCAGCTACCGCAACACCATTGCTGGCCGTGGGCTGCTGACCAACGGAGCTATTGCCGGCGAGGAGGTGTGATATGGGTTGGGGTGATCCAGGTGGACCGAGCAGCGGCGATATGGGCGGCGGCCACTTCGGTGGATCGAATGGTCACGGATCGTTCGGCGGATCGGTTGCGACAGAGGGCCCAGGCGGCGGATACGGTGGCGGGCATAGAAGCGGCGGGGGAGCGAGCTCGAGAGGCGGACTCCTAGGCGGCGAGCTGGGCACTGAGGGTGCTGGAAAGGGCTACGGCTCGGGCCACAACAGCACTGATTCAGGCGGAGGGACCGGAGCGAGCCGGGCCGAGCAAGCCACGGCAACACGCACAGAGCGTGAGAGAGGGTTATACGGCAGTATCGATACGCCTGGCGTCATGGATGGCATCACCAATGGTGCCATCGCCGCTTTCGACGACTCCAAGGGCTTTATGGGCCAGCTGGATGCCACGCCACAGACACACGATCAAGCGATGGCCGAAATGCAGGATGACGTGCATGGCGGCGTGGTCGGCAAAGTCGGCAGCGTATTGGGTGCGGTCACCGGCATGCCTGGCTTAGCCGCACTTGGGCAAGTCGGGCAGTCGGTGGTAGACGGGGTTCAGGCGCGCGACCGCGTCGGGCACTACAACGACATGACCGGCGCCAACCTTGACGCCAGCCTGTCCGGTAATATCGGCGAGCAGGGGGCGCGCAGCTTGGCCGGAATGGTCGGCGGTCGGGCTGGCAGCACCATCGGCGCCATGACAGGCACGCCCATTGGCGTCATCGGCGGTGGCTTGCTGGGCAGCAGCATGGCCCAGAACGCCGTCAGCGCCCCTGGCAGTTCGACGCCCGGTACCGGCACAGGAACAGACGGTTATGGCGGTGCTACAATGGGAGGCAGTGCGCCGGCTGTGGCCAGCGCAACGCCCTCGCCGCAGGCCGTTGCCTCCAGCCCCGTGGACTTCACCGGCTACGCCAGCTATGCCGAGGGCTTCTTCACCTAACTCGCCGGGAGGCGACAATGGCAGGACTACTCCAGCAAGGCATGGGCCAGCAGGCCCAGTCAGCGCCCCAGCAGGGCGCCCCTCCCCGCCAGGCCACGCCTGGCTCATCTCCGCAACCACCGCCCCCTGGCGGCCAGCCACAGGCCGGCGGCGTGGACATGGACCCCAACCAGGGCCCGCAGCAGCGCGAGCGTCTGGTGGGCGCCATGCTCGAGGCGCTGTATGGCAACATGCTGGACCAGGTCATCACCATCCTGCGCCAGAACGGCGACGAGCCGCAGAAGGCCATCGGCCGCATTCTGGCCCAACTGATGACCGGCATCTGGAAGCGCCTCGCCGAGCAGGGCAAGAGCGTGCCGCCCGGCGTCATGGTGCAGTCAGGTATGGTCGTCGCCCAGGCGGTTGGCGAAATGGCAGTGCGTCTGCGCCTGCTTCCCGAGCAAGGCAACGCCGACCCCATCGAGGCCGGCTTCATGCTCGCCCTCGGCGAGTTCGGCAAGGCCACCCGCGAGCAGATGCCGGCGCCACAGCGGCAGCGCTACGCCGAGCTGATTCGCGCCATCAATGAAGGTCGCAACATGTCTGTCGGCCAGGAAGCGGCCGCACAGCCTGAGCAGGGCGAACAGCGCCCAGCAGCCCCACAACAACCGCCGGCCGCTGCCGCAGGAGGTGCGTGATGGCCGGTCTCCTGGGCGCCGCCCTGGCCGGGGCAGTCGGCGGCGGCGGCAAAGCCGTGCAGTGGAATGCGCAAAGCCAGATCGAACAGAAGCGTGCCGAGGCGCTGAAGGCAATCGATAACGACTATGCCACCGATCGTGCGGACACTAAATGGCAGCGCGAAAAGAGTCTCGCAGCCGCACAGGCGACCCAAGAGGAGCGCCATCGTCAGGAAGACCGCCAGTGGGAAGTGCAGGACGCACGCCTTAGCCACCAGCGCGACATCGCTCTCCAGCAGATCAAGGACCAAGGCGGATCAGGCCGCTCGGCGCCAAGCCGCATCCGGGAAGCTGACATGCTTGTCGAGCGCGGGGTATATGACAGCTTCGACGAGGCCTATTCTCATGTGCGATCCAGAGCGGGGCAGAACAATGAGCGCGCCATCGCCGAGCAGAAGGTTGAGGGCCTCCGGCAGAGAGTCAGCGACCTGAAGTCAGCCATTGATGGAGAAAGCCGGTTACTGACCGAAGACGAAATGCAGCGCGCACAGGCCAACCTGAAACATTACAGTGAACAACTAAGGCAGGCGGAAAACTCGCTTTACGAGTTCGTTCCGCCCTCCGTCGGCGAGCCATCACCAGAACCCGAGCCCTCTCCCTCATTATCAAGGGGGAGTCGCGAGCAGGGGCGGCGCCCTGGTCCAGAGCAGTCGCAGCAGCCTCAAGCTCAAGTCGGCGCGCCCACCGCCGACGACATCCTGCATAAGCACTACTGATTGAAGGAGCCGCGTGTGAACGCCGCCGACCCGCAGAAGACTCCCAAGTGGACCGAAATCGCTAACGATCCGGACTATCAGGCCGCCGATTGGCAGACGCGCCAGGAGGTCCGGGGGCGCTTCTTTGATGACATCATCCGCCCCGACACACCACCCGAGCTGGTTGATGAGGTCCAGAGCAAGTTCTTCACAATGACCGAAGATGACGTGTTCGGCGGTGAGCGGGGGCAGACATCCTCCGAGCAGCCATCGACACCCAAGCCTGAGGAGGGCGCCCCCGGCCTGGTCAGCAACGCCTTGCGCAACGCCGGAGAGCGCGGACTCGATCTTGTTGGCAACGCCCTGCAGTTCGTCGGGAATGCACCCGAGAAGGGCGAGGAGTTCCTTGCTGACAAGCTGGGCGGGATTAATCCCGGCGTGGTAGGTGGCGAAGCGGACGCCATGCGCGAGCGCGGTTACGAGCCGGATGTCGAGGTCGCCGGCTACGGGCTGGATTTCACCGCCCGGGCCAACCCTGAAGATACCGGTACCGGCTTGGTGGGGGTCGGCCAGGCCATAGAAGACGTGAGCCTTGGCTACCAGCCTAATTACACCATCGACCGCGCGCTGGATGACCCCAGTCTCAAGACGCTGGCCGGTGCGGCCGCCGAGCAAGGTCCCGCCGCCCTGGCCGATATGCTGGGGCTGGTGGTCAACCCGCCCGCCTACCTGGCGGCGCGTACGCAGGAGATCGGCGAGGCCCGCGTGGCCAACGATGGCCGCGAGGGCATGCCCGGGGTCCGCGACTACGCCGTCTCAGGCCCGACTGCTGCGGCATCAGTATTGCTGGATCGCTTCGCGCTGGGCCGACTACTGCCCGGAGGCTCTGGCGCTATCAGTCGGGCGAGACAGATTCCTGGCGCCATCGCGCGTGCCGGGGCGACCGAGGCGACAACCGAAGCGATCCAGGAGGGTGGCATCGAGTATGCCGGCGAGTCCGTAGGCACCCAAGATGGTTGGAGCCCATCCACTGCTGGGCGTCGGGCAGCAGGCGGCGCCATTGTGGGCGGCCCGACCGGCGGTGCGGTGCGTGCTGGAACGGCCGCCTTCGAGGCATCAGGCCGGCGAGCTTCACCCGGCCAAAGCACCTCGGAACAGCAGGACACGACACCCCAGCAAGAGCCGCCTGGCGGCCAGGCCGAGACAGGTCAGGCCAACACGGAGACGGTGGCCACAGCGGCCGAGTTGATCCGCCGGCCTCGCTCGGAACTCTCGTCAGCCGAGCGCGAGGCTCGAGACTCCATCACCTATGGCGATGCTTTCAAGGCCCTTCGGTCAGCAGCTGAAGCCCAGGGCGACGCCGAGGCGGTAGCGCAGCTCGATGCCGCGAGCGAAGAGGTCTCGGCATCGCTTGAGGACGAAACCCTGGCGCGCAGCCGGGGCGATGAGGCGGCAATGGAGCCGGTTCGGCAGCGCCTGAGTCTCGCCGCTCAGCGCTATACCGCCGCGGTCGATCGCATCAATGGTCAGCCTGAGGAGAGGCAAGCAGATAGCGCACCATCGCCCGAGGCTGTCATTCAGACGGCCCGCCAACAATCCGCCGAGCAGGGCGGTGATGCACTCGATCAGGCGGCAGCCGGCATGGCGGCGGAGCAGGAAGCGGCACAGGCGCAGGCTCGCCCCGACCCTCAGGCCAATGACGACTCCGGAGCCCAGCAGGTCACGCAGCTGCTAGATAAGGCGGCAGCCGAACAGGATCGACTGGCTCAGGCTTCGCGCGAGGCCGGTCTCGAAAGCACGAATCGGCAGCGCCGACTGGCGATAGCGCTCAATCGGGCCAACACGGCGCACGATAAGGGCGACGTGGCTCAGGCTGGGCGGATGCTTGAACGTGCCGGCCTCATCGCGGATGGCCTGCGCCGAGAGATTGAGCAGGCTAGCGCTGCTTCAGACCCGGCTGGTTCCGCTGATGTGACGCCTACCCGGGAAGAGGGGCCCCTCGCTGGCACACAAATGCCTGCACAGGCGCCGGAGAGTGGCGTTGATAGCGCCGCACAGGGCGATATGCGGGAGCCGATCTTTGAACAGTACCCGGAAGGGTTCCGCTACGTCCTGCGCGACCCACAGGCCCCGCGCTGGCAGAGCGAGCAGGGCCAGGCCGCCGCTGATGGCGAGGTGGGGCGCATCGTGGGTGATGAGCGAGTAGATCGTCTGATCATTCGGAATGCCGGGGTGCAGGCGGACTACCAGGGAGCCGGGCGGGCAACGGATGCCTATGCCGATCTAGCTAATCGGGCTCACCAGCAGGGCAAGACCCTGGCTTCCGACGTCGAGGTCACGCCGGCGGCCGCGCGCATCTATGAGCGCCTGGAAACAAGGGGCTATCAGGTGGAGCGCAACCCGACCGCCCGCCTCGAGGACGTGGATGGCGAGCAGAAGTGGGTGACGGACCGGGGGGCCGTTTTCATCGTGAGTCCACGGCGCCCGGGTGGCGAAGAGGGTCAAGCGCAAGCGGTGTCTAGGCCCGCCGCTCGCCGTCATCAGGCAGAGCGGTCGCCCCAAGCCGATACCGCGTCGCCGGATCTTCAGTACCGTGCCAACGGTCAGCCGTTTGCCAGTGAGCGCAGTGCCAGGGTCAGTCGCTATGCCAAGGAGGCGCAGCGCCAAGGCCGCCGGGTCGAGACCGTGGAGGTGGAGGGCGGGTACGCCCTGCAGGTCGAGGATGATCAGGCCCAGTCCAGTCGCGAGGCCGGCTCGAGTATCCGGGAGGATGCGGCCCGCGCCGAGCTAGCTTCTGAGAAGGGCACTGAGCCTGACGCCTCCGGCGCTACTGACATGGAAGCCGCTGCCCGAGCGCAGAAAGACGAGGCCGGAGGCGGTCGCGAGGCGGGTAACGAGCAGGCCGGAACCTCTGAGCTTGCCGTTGATGGCGACATTCGCCACAGCATGGCCGATGGCGCGTCTGACCCCGGCAGTGCGCCACGCGCGGAAAGTATTCGCGCGCGCCTGGCTGAGTACCCGGAGCTTTCTGTGGTTGAGGTGGTGCAGTCAGTTCGTGAGTTGCCGCGCGAGGTCCAAATCATTATGGCCCTGCAAGGCGTGCAAGGCAGTGACGTCAGTGGTGTCTACAACCCTGCGACTGGCGCCCCGATGATTGTCGCCGACAATCTTATCGACGAGGCCGACGCGGTGCGAAAGGCGGTGCATGAAGGCGTCGGGCACTATGGCATTCGCGGCATGCTGGGTAAGGAGCTCGAGCCGCTGATGCTGGAGATTTACCGCAGCCACACTCGGTCAGAGGCGGGGCGCGCCAACATTGATGAGCTGCAGGCAGCATACCCCTTCATCGACCTGTCCACTCGCAAGGGAAGGCTTGCGATGGGCGAAGAGCTGGTCGCGCACTACATCGAAGATAGCAGCGGCCGGCCCAAGCTTAGCCAGCGCATCAAGTCCACGATCCGCCGACTGCTGCGCAAACTTTTCCCTGGCATCCAGTGGCGCACCTCCGACATTCTGGTGATGGGCGACCAGGCGCGTCGCTGGCTGCGCCGGCAGCAAGCCGCACGCGATGTCGGCGACGGCGACAACCGATACAGCTTCGCCAAGCGCCAGAACGAGCTTTCGGCCCAAGACCTGGCCGCCCAGCTTCGCGAGGAGTACCCGGGGCTCAAGCTGGACTTGGTTGGCCGCGGACAGAAGGTCACGCTCTCTCGCATCGTCACTCCAGAGCGCGAGCATGGCACCGGCTCCGAGGTGATGCGCCGCCTGGCCGGCTGGGCCGACGCCACTGGACGCACTCTGGCGCTGACGCCCTCCCAGGACTTCGGCGGCAACGTGAAGCGTCTACGCGAGTTCTATCGCCGCTTCGGCTTCGTCGAGAACAAGGGGCGCCACAAGGACTACGAGATTAGCGAAGCCATGTACCGCGAGCCCGATCGCGGTGTGGGTGAGGTGCGCTTCAGCATGGCGAAGCAGCCCGGCACGGACGCCGGCAAGTTCAGCAGCGCCGACAGCACCGGCTTCGGCCTGCCCGATGAGGCCTACCGCGATGCCTTTATGCGCAACGTCGTGGACAAATTCGCGCCAGTGAATCGGCTTCAGGGGCAGATCAAGAAGGCCGGCGGCCATATTAATGAGGACAACGACACCTATATAGCTGAGGAGCTTTACTACGGGAAGACCGAGAACGACCTGCGCGCGCTGAAAAAGCGATTTATCCAGCCGCTGGCTGATGGGCTCGCCAAGGCCGACATCAGTCTTTCCGACCTCGACAGCTTCATCTATGCCCGACACGCACCTGAGCGCAACGAGCGCATAGCCAGGCGCAACCCGGATGACCCCAGCTACGAAGATGGCGGATCGGGCATGACAAACGAAAGAGCCGCTGAAATCATGGCGGACATCGACGCCTCGGGGAAGCGTGCTGAGTTCAACCGCTTGGCCAATATCGTTGATCGCATGCTGGCGTTCCGGCGCGAGAAGATCCGCGAAGGCGGCAGGATGAGCGATGAGGAGATAGAGGCCCGTATGTCAGGCTTCGACCATTATGTGCCATTAAAGGGCTGGGCGCGCGATGAAGACGTGCCTACTGGCGAGAAGAGAGCCAAGCGTCCGGGTACCGGGCGAGGGTTTGAGAGCAGCGGGAAAGACTCGAAGATCGCATTGGGTCGCAAGACCGTGGCGGCATCACCCGTGACTCAGGCCATCGTTGACACTACCGAGTCGGTGATCAAGTCCCGAAAGAACGAGGTGGCGCAGAAAGTGCTGTCTCTAGTAACGGACAACCCGAACCCCAATCTGTGGGAAGTCTTCACAGACGACCACCCGGACATGGCCCGCAAGGAAGTCTGGCGCACGGACCTTGAGACCGGCGAAAAACGCCTGGTGGTCACGGAGGCGCGGGTCGATATGGGTAGCAGCGACAAATACTTCAAGGTCAAAAAGAACGGTCGCAACTTCTATATCAAGATCCACAACGATCAGCTGATGGATACTCTACGTAACCTCGGGACCAGCAATGCCGGAAAACTGATCGAATTCGTTGGCCGAATTATCCGGGTTTTGTCCAGCCTGGTGACGTCCTGGAACCCCGAGTTCATGGTGACGAACTTTGTCAGGGATGCGCAGACGGCCATTCTCAACATACGCTCCGAAGAAACCCGCGATGATGGGCGGCTGAAAGGGCGGCGCATCGGCACCGGAACGGTCAAGGATATGAAGTCCGCCGGGGCAGCTGCCTATCGCGGGCTGTCTGACAAGAAAGGCAAGAGCCAGCACCAGCAGGAGTGGGATGGCTGGTTCCGTGAGTTCATGGAGGCCGGCGCGAAGACTGGGTATTTCGACGTCAAGGACGTTGAGGCGCAGGCCCGCGACCTTGAGCAGATGATGAAATCGGCTGCAACCGGCGTGCGAGGCAGCACCCGGCGAGGCGCGAGGTCTGCCGTCGATTTCGTGGAGAACATGAATGGCGCGGTGGAGAATGCTGTTCGCCTGTCGGCCTACAAGAATGCCCGCGAGGCAGGGCTGACCCGCAATGAAGCGGCAAGTTTGGCCAAGAACATGACCGTCAATTTCAACCGTCGAGGTGAAATGTCGACGACCATGGGCGCGCTGTACATGTTCTTCAACGCATCGGTCCAGGGCACCAAGAACTTTGCCAGGACCATGGGCGGTTTCAAGGCGCGTCGCGAGGATAAAAGCCGCTTCAATGTCTTTGCTCGACTCAACTCTGCGCAGAAAATGGCGGTTGTCCTGTCGGCCGGTGGGTTTGGCTGGTCGGCCTTGATGCGCGCGCTTTCCGGCGAGGACGAAGACGGCGTCAACCTCTGGGACAAGGTGCCGGATCATGTCAAAGAGCGCAACATCGTGCTCATGACCGGCTGGCTTGGCGGCGACCCCGAGGACTATGTCGCCCTCCCTTTGCCATATGGTTATAACATGTTCCCGTTGCTGGGCACATCGCTGGAGTCATTCATCAGCGGGGGTAAGACGTTAGAGGAGTCGGCGGTCAATCTGAGCCTGGGAATCGTGGGTTCTTTCAACCCGGTCGGCTTCGAAGGCTCCGACGAGGCATTAAATGCGGCCGCCAAGAGCTTTACGCCCACCGTGGCGCGACCCTTCGCGCAACTCGCTATCAACGAGAACTTCTTTGGCGGCCCAATCTACAAAGAGGACTTCGCGTTCGGAGGCTCATCGCCCGATAGTTCGCGCAGCTTCCGGTCAACGCCAGAGGCCTACAAGACGATCGCCGAGTTCCTCAACCAAATGACGGGCGGTAACAAGTTCGAAACGGGCTTCATCGACATCTCCCCCGACACCCTTCAGCACCTGATCAACGCCTATGGCGGCGGTGCCTGGGGCTTCGCAGAGAAGTCCGGTGACTTCGCCTATCGGGCGGCAACGGGCGACCTCGAGGACATCGAGACGCGGCGCATCCCGTTTGTTGGTCGCGTGATGGGCGAGGCGGATGATACCTATGGCGACCAGTCGCGCTTCTACGACCGCAAGGACGAACTCTATCAGCGAGTGAATTACCTTGACTCGCTCAGAGGCCCAAGTCGTCGGCAAGCGACCCAAGAGACGCCCAGCGCGAGGCGGCTCTACAATCGCGCCACCGACCTTGCCAGCCGCCTGTCGAAGATCCGTGACATCCGCGACCGGATCGAGGCCAGCGAGCGGATACCGGAGGCCATCAAGAAGCAGCGCATCGAGCGTCAGGAGGCGCGAATGGAGAAGTTGATCGACCAGTGGAATCGGGATTATAACGAGGCAATGGGTGATTAGCGTTTGGCGTAGGCATTGGCCAAGCTGTCGCCGACGAACAGACAGCCCGGCCAGGCAATGCCGAACTGAACGACCCAGACCCACTTGAACCACTCCACATCGGCCACGATGGGCATGGTCAGGCATATCGCGAGCACTGCCAGCAGGAAAGCTACTTGCGTACAGCCTGGCCTGTCCAGCTCGATCCATCGGCGATTGACGTAATCAAGGAAGTCTTCGGGAGGTTCGGGAGGATCGGTATCCCAGCCTCGAGCCGCACGCCGCTCCTTGATGACCGGGTGCCACTTGCGCATCCATGTCCGATACGTCCAGCGTGGGACCCTGAAGCGCACCCATGCGCCGACCAGAAAGCCTATCGGCAGCGCGCCATAGCTGCAGTAGAAGTGAATGAAGTGCGGCTCTCCCGCCCACGGCCACTGCGCCAAGAACACAATCACAGTTGAAGCCAACCCGGCGAGCACGCCATAGAGCGTTCGAGACTCATCTTGCCAGATCAGCCGTTCAAACTTCGGCTTCTCTTTCTTGGTGACCTCAAAGGCGTAGAAATAGAGCTGATCGTACATGGCGCACCTCGCCGTTTTTTCTCCCCCTAGCCCAGCAGCCTCGCGTCTGCGAGGGCCCGGCGTTTAGTCACGAGGTGGCGCGCCATCCTTGCTGCCCTCGGGAATCAACACTGCAAGCCAATAAAAAATGATTGGCGACATATAGATGGGGACTGAAAGGTACCACGGAACACCAAGGCCGGTATGGGCTGTCCAGACGGCCAGGGGAAGGCCGAGCAGAGAATGCATGCAGAATGCAGCGCCAAGCCCTGTCGCGAGAGCAGTTGCTGCCGGGTGCCACTCGGCAGGGCATGCAGAATAAATAGCAATCCCCGAAAGGATTGCAACCACACCCCTTAAGAATCGATGAAAGCCAAGCAATTTATTCTCCTTCTTGGGGCGGTGATTCTCCATTTTCACCCTACTACCCTACCACCCTACTTCCCGGAGCGCCCTACCACCTGACGCCCGACCAGCCGGGTGAGGCGGCAAGTGCGAGGGCCTAACTTTTATCTACGCCCCAAGCCTTGGCAATATGCCAGTTCACACTTTCATATTCTTCGAAAACCTGGAATTGAGCATCTCGAGCGGATAGAGGAGGGATGTTGACTGCAACATCGTAGTATCGCGTAACGGGCTCTTCGAGGTCAGCAGTTGCCGGATCTGTAACGCCTACTCTAATTCGAGTGATCGTGTAGTGGCTGCCTCCATTATACAAACTAGCACTGAGAACTCCTCGGCCAAAAGAGGCTTTGCCATCTATCTTTTTTGCCATGAACCTAGGCACTTCCTCTTGGCTGTCGCTGACTTTGCTTTCATATCGCTCACGACATGCAAGTACGGCCGCGCTTCCGGCATTCCCAGTTTGTGTGACGCCTTCAATGATGCAGCTATCCTCGCTCAGATAAGGAGCGACATGCTGGTAAGCATAAGCCGCGCTGGCTATCAGGATGCCTGCACCCGCCATCATTGCCGCAACTCGTTCTACTTTCCCCATATTGCCTCCCTGCGCTAGAAATCGTCGAAGCGGATGAACACAGAGTCCGCTCCATCCCACTCGATGATATAGCCAGCCTCCTCCAGCCACTCGCTGAACGATTCGATTAATGCATCCAGGTCGGCATTTGGCAGGTTGTCCATCTCCAGGTCGCGAAGATCAATGTCTGTCACGCCGTGCCCCATGGATACGGCCTGATTGAGGCCCGTGAGGATGCGGCTCCTCACCACGTTGGCCACGCTCTTCCGCGCCTTGGCGGATATATCCCGCGCCTTGTCGGCCGGGATCAGCTCTTGCGTGGGAACATCGGCAGAAAAGCTCTCGGCGAGGCCAGCCACGATTTCCGCATTCATGGAGCGGTGGTTTTCGGCTGCCGCCTGCTTGAGCTGATCCCTCAGCTCTTCGGGCATCCTCAATGGGTATGGTGTCGTCTGGTGCCTGTCGCTCATCCCGCCCCCTGGTTCAAGGGGACAAGAATGTTCGTGGGCTCTAATTGAGTCAAAGAGTCTATTTGACATCCACTGATGTGGATGCCAAAGTGATGTCACATCAATAAGGAGGGGCATCGACATGAGAAAGTACAGGACACAGATCCGCATACCCGGGGATCTGGCCAACTGGATCAAAGAAAGGGCATGCGAGGAGCACAGGTCGATGAACGCGCAGATCGTTCACTACCTGGAAACGCAGCGGCAGCAGGAGCAGAGAAATGGAAAGGCGAGCGCCCAGAAATGAAGAAGCCCCGGCGATGGGGGTCGCCAGGGCTTCAGATTCCAATCAGCATCCAACTGAAGGTGAAATCACCATGAATACTAGCACCAACACCGCCATCTCGCATCCAGTCATCGCCGGCCATGAGATCGCCACAGACGAGCATGGCCGCTTCAACCTGAACGCCATCCATCGGGCTAGTGATGCCGGGAAGGGGAGCCAAGATGTATCACAACTTTGATCCCAGCATCGCCCCAGAAGCTACTACCGACTGGATGAATGAAATGCTTGATAAGCTAAGCCGCCAGGAGGCCTCTTTTTCAGAGGCGCGGGAGCTCGCGATGTTAACCATTGAGCTCAGCTTAGATTCATGCCCCAGGAGCCTGGCCCAGGCCTGCGTTGAAGACGTGACTGATAGCACCAAGCAGGTTGGGATCGCTTACTCGCTAACCAGCCATGTAGCAAGAGCCATTTCTGATCAGTACCCGGACATTCAGTCAACACTAGAAAGGTTCCAGCAGGCATTGCTGGCTATCAACGTCACCGCAATCAATGGCTTCTCTGGCTCCGTAGAGAGCGAGGAGTGCCCAAGGAGCACCTACATCGTCCGAAACCCGCACACCGGGCATGTGAAGATAGGCATGTCCACCTCGCCTCACTCGCGAATTAAGACCCTCGGCATGGCATCGGGCGCAGAGCTTGAGATTCTCGCAGTAATTAATGGCGACATGGAGGCGGAGCTACACGGGCGCTTTTCCCAGCATAGAACCCATGGCGAGTGGTTTGATGATAAGAACGGCGAGATCGCCAGCTTTGCCAAACGAGCCAGCCAATAATAGAGAAGCCCTGAGGGTTGCAGCCCCCAAGGCTTCAGTGTCCACAGACCCGGTCTAGAGGAAAGCAGACATGACTCATTCTATCACTACCGTGACGCCCGACAACGTCCCGCAGCTGACATACGACGGCAAGCCCGTTGTGACCACCGCCGTCCTCGCCCAGCTCTACGGCACTGAGGCGAAGCACATCCAAAACAACTACAAGCGCAACGAAGCCCGATTCGTCTCAGGAAAGCACTACTTCAAGGTAGAAGGCAGCGAACTCAAGGAGTTAAAGAAGCAACCATCTTTGAGAGGGTTGGTTAGCAAGATGGTTGCCCACCTTGTTCTATGGACCGAGCGCGGCGCCGCTCGCCACGCCAAGATGCTGGAGACTGATCAGGCCTGGGATGTATTCGAGGAATTGGAAGATCATTACTTCGGCTCTCATCAGCAAGCCGTCGAGCAACAGCGCGAGGCCCTGCCAAGCGCTCTCACCCCGGCCCACCAGCGCGCATTGCAGCGCGCTATTGCTCGCCGCGCCCAGGCTCTGCCTGAAAGCGTCCGTCGCACTGCCTATTCGCGCATCTACTCATACCTCAAGGATAGATTCGAGGTGGCGAGCTACAAGGATGTGCCAGACGAGCGCTTCACCGAGGCGTTAGGGGCTGTAGAGTCGGTGGCGCTGGATGGCGAGTACCTGCCGAAGCCCGATCCGATGGAGGAGGGCGGCTTGCACCTTTCGCCCGACGAGGCCTGCAACCTGCTGGCACTGTGCACCCACGCCAAGTGGATGGCGCAACGCTGGCAGGCCGATTTGGGGCCCGCCCTGAATGCCCTAGGTAGCCGCCACGCCAGCGAGTGCCACGAGCATGTACTGGCGGCGGGACGGATCGCCCACTCCATGCAGCGCAAAGCGGGGGTGCTGCCACCGGCAGCGTGACATCAGTCCGTTTCTCGATTTGGCCGCCCCTCCCGGGCGGCCTTTTCACGCAGCAGCGCTTCTATCATGTCCGCTGCCTCGCGGCACAGCTTGCTGTAGGGTTTCGCCCGCAGCTTTTCAATCAACTCGTCGCCGCTATCTTTTTGTTGGCTCAATGTTTCATCCTTGGGCATGTGCCCACCCAAGGTAGCGCAGTCGCTAAGGGCATGCGAGGGCCTGGCCTCCCGACTGTCTTGACAGCCCGGCCCCGCCACCACACTATAGCTGCCATGACCTCTATCTCCATGACCATCGCAAAGCAGTGGCGCCTCGTAATCTGACGGGGCGGCTTTCGTGTGTCTGAGCAACAGTGCCGCCCGCCGAGGCGGCATTTTTGTATCTGCCGGCTCGCAAGGGGTTGATTCGGGCGCTGTGAGTACGATTGTGAGTAAGATTCGGGTGGTAGAGTCGCTGGACCGAATATAATCAGGAGCTTAGGCCCGAAATGATCTTGATGATCGATAACTACGACAGCTTTACCTATAACGTGGTGTAGTACCTCGCCGAGCTGGGGGCGCAGGTCGATACCCACCGCAACGATGCCATCACGATCGACGAGATCGAGGCCATGGCGCCGAGCCATATCGTGATCTCTCCGGGACCCTGCACGCCCAGTCAGGCGGGTATTTCCCTTGAAGTCATTCGTCATTTCGCCGGGCGGGTGCCAATCCTCGGCGTGTGCCTTGGCCACCAGGCCATTGGCCAGGTGTTCGGCGGCCAAGTGGTGCGTGCCCCCCAGGTGATGCATGGCAAGACCTCCAAGGTGCGCCATCTGAATACCGGTGTGTTTACGGGGCTCGAAAACCCGCTGGAGGTCACGCGCTATCATTCATTGGTGGTGGACGCGGACAGTCTGCCAGATTGCCTCGAGGTCACGGCCTGGGTCGATGACGATGACGTCACCCCGGGGCTGATCATGGGGCTGCGGCACAAGGAGCTGGATATCGAAGGCGTGCAGTTCCATCCGGAATCGATTCTCACTCGTCAGGGCCACGAATTGCTGGCCACTTTTCTGCAACGTGGTTGA